GCACCAACCTCTGCTATTAGTGGCGGTGGTTGGATATATTACTCTAATTGGTCTACTTCCCAAGGAAATATCTTTAGTAAATTGCAGAGTGGCGGATATGCTCTTCAACATTCTTCTACTACACCACAGGTTTATTTTTTAGTCAGACTAGGTGGAGTATATCGAACTTCTGCTTTTGATAAATCTTTAATGAACTCTGGATGGAATCATATTTTTGGAACTTTTGATGGTAGATATATCAGAATGTATTTGAATGGAAATGCAGTAGGAACTCCTTATGACCATGGTTCTGTTGCGGCAATTGAATATGCCGTTAATAACAATTTAGCGATTGGTATAGATGCTGCTGCAGGTAGTTCTAATAGTGTTGAAGGAAATCTAACAAATGCTACAATATCAAACCTTCAAATATACAACAGAGCACTCACAGCATCAGAAATTCAACAAAACTTTAATGCATTAAGAGGGAGGTTTGGAGTATAATGGCAATATCTTATAATCCACGCATAGTTACTGATGGATTAGTTTTGTGTCTTGATGCTGGAAACACAAAATCTTATCCTGGATCTGGATCCACTTGGAATAGTTTAGTTGGTAGTGGTATTGGAACTCTTACTAATGGACCAACCTATAGCAGTTCTAATGGTGGGAGTATCGCATTTGATGGTGCTGATGATCATGTCAATTGTGGATTGTCATCGTTCCAACCAACAGCAATTACATTATGTGCTTGGGTTAAACATACTGTGAGCACCGATGGTGGTATTATTGTAAAGGGTGATGTAAATGAAGCAACGGAATGGGGAATGTCATTTGGATATTCTAGTCCTCATTATCTGCTTGGGAGGGCAACAACATACTTTGATCAATTAGCATATCCTTGGACTGGTTCTTTATTAACTGGATTTCATTACGTTTGTTATACGATGATTAACAATACAAGAGCAAGTTTATATGTAGACGGTGCTTCAGTTGCTTCTACTAATACAATTGGATCAATAGGACTTAATGCAAAAAACGTTTTGATTGGGAAATGGAATAACTATGGACCTTTAAATGGAAACGTAGCGCAAGCATCCATATACAATAGAGCACTCACGGCAGCAGAAATCTCACAAAACTATAATGCTCTTAAGACCCGTTACATCTAAATATTTCAAAAACTATTATGTACGAAGCAAGAGAGTTTGCAATTTTTTCTACGACTGAATTAGATCAAATCAATTTCTCTGAGGTTCTTGAGACTTCTGCAGAGACTGTAAGAAAATCTGTAGATGGCACAAAAACCTTTGTGAAGTGGGATAATGGACAGTCAATTCCACCGTCGATACAGGCACTCACAACAGTTGAGGGTCCTTATACTTACGCAGAGATTTTAGAGATTTTGAATGGTCCAGAATGGTCTGCTCCTATGCCTGTTGATGAACCCACATTGGTTCGTGCCAGAAATGAAGACGGAACTTTTATAGCAGATGACCCATCGACTCCAAATATAAATGAAGCTTGGGAGGTAATTTGAGGTGGGTGCATATGCTGGACCTGATGTAAGTGAAATTGGTTTAGTATTATCACTTGATGCTGGAAATACAAAGTCTTATCCTGGTTCTGGAACCACTTGGACTGATCTAAGCGGTCGTGGGAATAATGGAACACTGACGAATGGACCTACATTCAATAGTTCTAATGGTGGGGCTATAGTTTTTGATGGCATTGATGATTATGCTACAGTTCCCGATATTACTGGAGTTACTGATTTTTCAAATACCAATAATTATACAGTTGATTTTTGGGTGTATGTAAATTCCACTCAAAATGACACTAGAAATACAGATAATAATATAGTAGAAAAATGGTCTCAAGTTGGATCATATCCATATACTTTTCGTTATGTTAGAAGTTCTCAAATAATTAGAGCTGCCGTATATAATGGAACTAGTGATAATACAACATCTGTAACAGTTTCTCCTAATAACTGGGTTCATATATGTGGAGTTTTTAATTGGTCAAGTTCNTTACTTACACTTTATATGAATGGTGGTAGTGTTACATCATCAACCNCATTAAATTTAACTGGAACAATAACAAATGATAGTGCTTTAAATTTAATGAGAAGAGGTAATGGTTTTAATTATGTAACGGGAAGATTGTCTAACTTAAAAATATACAACAGAGCACTCACAGCAGCAGAAGTCCGACAAAACTACAACGCAACAAAATCCCGATACGGTCTTTGAACTATCTTTGAATTCCCACCAGACCCTTCACAAGGGTCTTTTTTTGTGCTATGATACTCTTATGAACTTGAATATGAAATGACCTGGAAAGAATACTGGCAGATGACAAAATGGGAATGGTTTATTGAGGGGTTTCGTCATATTGAGTATATCATTGATTGTCGTATTACTATGGATCATTTTGGATATGATGACTTCTGGGAGGCACTCAGTTGGGGTTGGTGTTGTGAATACATCTATCCTTACGATGACCCATACAATCCTTATATTTCACCTGAACGCAAACTACGATTAGGAAGATGGTCTTAATAAACAAGTGGATAATCTCTAATAAGTATCTACGTTACACAGCATTCTGGTGGTGGTATCGGTTAATGTCTCACCAAGGATTTCGGTTTGATGACTATCACATATGGGAGTCATTTTGGAGTTGTCTGAATGGTGGATGGTTGGATATGAACTATCAATGGGAGTTTGAAAAGTTCTGGGGTAAAGGGTCTTATCCACCAGAAAAGATTGTATTGCCTGCAAAAGACTTTGATACACTTGTAGAAAGACTAAACCAACCACCAGATCCTGAAGCACAAGAAAGATTTCAAGAAATACTCAATCGTAAAGCACCTTGGGATAATAATGATGAATAAGTATGCTGTGGTTCTTTCAAGTCTTGTAGATGATGCTACTGTGAGTATTCAAATTTTAGTTGAAAGTGAGATGACTACCGAACAACTTACGACTTATTATAAGTGTAAGAGTATAACCATCAATGACGTGGAAGTAATTCAATTATAAAATGACTATCGAAGTAAAAGAAAATGAAGACAAAACATTTACCATCTCCTGGGATGAGAATTCTCCTACGGAAAGTATTCTCAACACCTGGGCCGAAGAAGACTTTATTAGAGTCATTATGGAACATCTTGACAAGGTAGAAGATGACGGAAAAGTCTAAGATCTTTTATAATATCTGGTGCTGTGCCTATCAACGACGATGGTTATATAAGGGAACAGAAAGAGAACACAGAGAGCACACTACAGTTCGTATGTGCCTAGATATGAAGGATGCAAAATGGTATCATTTCGACTCAGATAAACCGCATTATGTTTAGCACATCAGTCAAAGGAACATATCCAAATAAAACCAAGATGAATTGGTGGGAGTATTGGATTGGTCATTGTTGGATGACTGGTTGGCAGAGCATTCGCGGAGCATTCCGTATCTGGGCAGATCTGATGAGTTCTAATTATAAAGATTATGCTCTACTCAAAGATGATGATCCAGAGCAAGAATGTCTTGAATGGTTCTGGGGAACTCTAGGTGATGATGATGTATATCCAAAAGAGTTTCTTGAACATCTGATGCAGATGGTAGATGATATTGAGACTGGTAAGGAAAAAGTATATCCACTCACCGAAGATTTCTTTGATAGATTAAAAGATCTGACTGATGGTATTGATATAGATCTTGAAGAAGAACTGAAAGAAGATTAAATAGTCATATCAACTTACTCAGATCTCTGATGTCATACGAAGAGTTCTTAGATTTACCAGTTGAATATGTAAGAGAACTTGCAAAGATCATTCATCATAAAAGAGAAAATCGCATACCATTTAGCGACGAAGAAAAGGAATTGGTAGATCATTTCATTCGATATACAAATGAACTGAAACTGCAGGAAGATAAAGCAAGATTAGAATACTGTTATCAATTGAAATCTTATGAGAAGTGAGACCAGTTTTTGAAGTGTCACACTGTGTGGACGTGAGAGATAATTTTAGGATATAATATTGTCATATACAGGAAGATCAATGACCGAAGTTCAGGCACACGGTAATTCTTTTGAAGATATGATTATCCGTGAAAGAACTGGTCTTTCAAAGGAAGAGTATGATAAATTAAAGGAGAATGGATATACTTCAACATATGATCTGTGTAATGGTCTGATAGTCGATTATGATGGTAGCATCAAGACCACTGGTAGTAATGTGATTTGTTGCTCTGATATATTGAGAATGATGAGTCATCAAGAGTATCGGATCATTGTTGGTTGTTATGATCAGGTTGCTAATCAAAAGATATTTCATACCCAATATGAATTTAACATTCGTCCTAAGGATTATCATACTCTCTGGGGTGATATGAAGTATGAAGATGTCAAGAACTATGTGAATAAGGTCAAGACTGTTCAGAAAGGAAAAGAAGGGCAGCAACAGTATCAATTAGTAGCAGAGTCTTGGAAGTCTGAGGTTCAATCGGACAAATCAATGTTTATGATCAATCCTAAGGTCGATAGTAAAAATCAAAGAAGAGTCCAGTGTTCGATTAAACTTGACGATCTCATTCAAAGTGGAGTAGAATATACAAAGAAAGACCTTAATATTGTCATCACATCAAGTCGGAGAACATTCAATAAATGAGAGCATTCTGCCCCCCAAAGAACACTCCTGAAAAGGATATTGTAATGACTCCAGAATGGTTGGCAAAGGAAATCATTCAACATTTCTCACCTTCTGGTATATTGTTAGATCCTTGCAGAGGCACAGGTGCATTCTATGATCAATTCGATGCGAAGACAAAAGACTGGTGTGAGTTAGCAGAAGGAAAGGATTTTCTGACTTACAATCAAAAGGTAGATTGGATCATTACAAATCCACCTTGGTCAAAGATGCAGCAATTTCTTCTTCACGGTATGAAGGTTTCTGATAATATTGTATATCTCACTACGATTAATCATTATACGACCAAGAAACGTATTCGGGATATGAGAGAGAATAACTTCGCAATTAAGGAGATCTATTGTGTGCCAACACCTCAAAAACCCTGGCCACAATTAGGATTTCAACTTGGTGCAATTCATACTCAAAGGAATTACAATGGTGGCATTCAAATGACATATTCTCCCAACATGTGAGTCCAGTTCCTCAAGTGGCACAGTCCCTCTTCCAGCACTGCCAGGATGCCCTATAATACATTCATACAAGCAAAGGACACCGATGGTTCTGCCTTCCTACAGTGCATTGCAGTTCTCTTCTCAGGAAGAACATGAAGCAGCACTCTACGATGCCTGCCTGTTGATTGTGAATACTTACAATCAATCCGATATGCTAGATGGTTACGATCCTCATGGACTGACTTCATATGAGTTCATGAAGTTTGCCCGCCACATTCTCAACCAGATCGCCAACTGATCATGACTGAATTCTACGATTACGTTCTTTCTTTCTATGGTAAGGAAGGCATCTATCCAATGAGTGCCACTCTTACTCAAGTCAAGCAGGCAACCGCAACTCTCAAGAAAATTCTGAAACTCAAAGGTCAAGAGTTTGCTGGTGATAGTATTGACCGCGAACTTGTAAGAGATCTTCTCATTTCCAAGTATAATCTTAAATTCCCTGTAAAGTGATGTATTCTACCATGACTGACTCCACCAATGTTTATGATCTCACTGTGACTAAGTCGCTTAAACTTCTCACCAATGGTTTCAAATCGGAGTTTGCTACTTTTGCATATGCCGATCCAAGAATGGCAGAACTTCTGATGGAACTTGCGTCTGAATTTGTAGATGCCAATATTCCTATTATCGAAGAAGATACTCAGGTTGAAATGGCACTGATGCTGATGGAGACTCTAGATCTTGTGGCACGATGACCTATACCTATACTGATATTACTCATCTCACAAACTGCCCACAATGTAATACGAACTGGGTGGAGAAAGAAATTCCCGAACAGTATCGACACAATTACTCTGCACCTTATTTCTATTCAAGAGTGATAGGTGTTGAACTACGCAACCAAGATCGGATTGATCATTGGTTGTGTCCTGATTGTAAGACTACCTTTCCTAGAGATTACTAATGAAACCAAATCTATCATTATCATCAGGTGAAATACTTGATATCATCTCTGCCCTAAACAAACAGGAGACAACTGCTGATTTTCATGAGGATTATCTTCTTGCCTCATACTATTCTCATCTAGCATCTCAATTCTCACAACTCAACCAACAACTTCAGACCCGACCAGGAGAAAGGAGACGAGCAGATCTGGTTCTTATTGATTGCCCAATTGATGCATGATCTTACGCAAACCATAACGATTAATATAATCTTCTAATGCACCATCAATCATAGTATTAGTAAAGGCATAAGAGTCAGGAACAGGAAGGCCCTTATGATGTGATGCAATATGTGCCTGCTTTAATTTGTCAATAATAAAGTCATCAATTAACATATCTCTGACTTCAATAGTTTCTACTCTACCAGTATCAGCACGTCTTATTTTCTTTTTCTTATATTTCCATTCAAGGTTCTCAAGACGATTATCATTTAGATCCTTATTCATATGACGTATCTGATTACTATAATCATCAGAAGGTAAGTATGCCATAGCAACAAGACGATGTATATAAAAGGATTTCATTTTACATTTAACGTCTGCAAGTCTGACTATTAAGTAACTATCCTTCTTCTTTGCCCAGGATGGTTTTAACTTACGGAACTTATTGAACTTAAAGGACCAGACATTACCCATTACATCAATAGCATAATCAGGATAGTTCTCCATTCCCCTGATCGTATCTACCATCTTATATCTTACCTCTGGTGCCTCCATCTGTTCTATCTTATTAATGACTTACTTTATATAGGATTTAGGGTAGGCAGAAGTTTTCAACCTGTGGAAAACTTTTACGAGAATTATAACGAGATAATGTATTAAAAGGTTCAAGATGGACATTTAGATGTGTCTGTATATCTTTGTCGAGATAATATACGAGATTATATCTTATTATCTTTATCGAGATGGTGTTATCTTATACTATCGAGATACTATGGTTCTTATTATCTTATACTATCGAGATACTATGGTTCTTATTCGAGTTCTTATTATCTTATTATCTTTAGAAACCTTATTAAATACGAGATCTTATAGCGATCTTAGCCCGCACTCTACCATAAGAACCCGAAAAAGTCAAGGCGCCACGCAAAAAATCACATAAGGACGCGTAATTTTCCACCCCCAGGTTCATTCGAGATTCTTATATCACACTTCGAGATCTTATTCGAGATACACATAAGATCTTATTATCATATCGAGATACCTTATACGTTGACATTTCATCGAGATTGTGCTATATACTATCATATGTTCTCGAATGATACTCATGCGCCTTGTGCCAGTTCGAGATTTGCACACCCACACTTGACAAACGTTCGAGATTCACATATACTGTACACATAGTTTCTCAGGAGTTCGAGTTCATGTCGAAATCTTATCTTGCAGGCACCAAGACCAAATATCGCGTAACGTTGGAGTTGGAAGTTCTAGAAGATATGAATCCCCATCAAATTCAATGGGATAAGGTATTGCAACTCGAACCCGCAGAGAGTGTCCGCGCATATGTTGAAGATCTCTCTACTCCAGATCGATGGTGAGAAACTATTAAATTCCCTAATCTCTCAACCCCTTATTATACGCCATTATAAGGGGTTTTTTTGTATTCTTATGCCACTTCAAAAATTGGACATAAGGTATATAAATAAAACATCTCAAGATCTTATAACTTAAGAGCAGCTCTTGAATTCTCCTACGGGANCAAGAATCAANCTGACAAAGATATAAGAACTCAAGATCCTTATATTATAAAAGAGGGAGTTCAGTCCTGTCTCCGGCGCAATAAAATAGGAAATAATAAACTTAAGTGATCAATCGAATATTACGAGGAAGAATATAACTAACTCATTTCTTGAAAAGATGTCAAGAATATGAGGGTTTTTTGGCGTCTGGGTATAATGATATGCCAGTTGGGGAAGTGGCACAAGACCCCTTGATTAATCTTTAAATCCCTGATAATCTACATTCGTTCCTGAGAAATTCACCAGTTGAAGATCATCTGCACTCGTCAGAACAAAGACAAAACCTACGACGAGGTAGGTATGAACAACCGCTACCTGACTTCGAAGTATACTACCACCAATGGTTTCCTGCGCCATGGTATTCGAACTGAATATTATGGTAACAACATTCGCCTCGAAGTTTGGTTCGGTGATAACATCTACCGTGAACCTGATAAAGTACTCTATGTGACGGTTTGAGAAGTGGCACAAGGGGGGTTGAGTTCCCCCCGAATCCGTGCCATACTACGTTTGTTCCTGAGAAATCGAATGATTCGTTCAGTTCAGATCACCAACATTGATTTTGATCTTACGCTCGATGATGAAGATGCGTGGGAACTTGATGATCCTGAAATGCTACANAAGCAACTTCANNATGGTTANGTTGGGCAAATCTTTGAGTTAGAAGTTACTCAAGATGCCGATGATGCAGAGGTTTCGTATGAACTTTGTGAAGAAGTTTCTGCTGCTTCTGGTTGGTGCATTAACTCAATCGACTTTCGTTACGTTCTCAAATGACCTACAAAGAACTCCTGCAACAGTTACAACAACTCAACGAAGAACAACTGAATTGTGATGTTGCAATCTATGAACCATGTGCTGATGAGTATTGGCAAGACAAGGTTGAGTTAGTGTTTGCAACTGATGAATGTCAGGTGCTTGATGTAGACCACCCTATCATTCGTTTCTGATTATGAACCGCACTGAACTTCAAGATCAACTCATTCAGCAGATGTTGGATGACATGGATCTCAAGACAATGACTCAACTCTGTTATGACTACTTGGATGAGGGTTATCAAAAGTATAGTGAAGAAGAACTGATTACGGAGGTTACAGAATACTATCCAGAACTGCTGGAAGATGTGACACCTGACTAACTGGCACAATGGGGTTGACAAGGACCCCAATCCATCCTAAGATAACTTCGTTACCAAAAAACACCAAATGTCCGTGACCTTGACTGCCAACTACAAAGAAATCTTCGCTGCTCAAACTGTAGAGAAGATCGATGAGTTGCTGGAAGACAACTATGCTCTGGAAGATATTCTGGAGTTCGTTGATGCTTACTCTGAAGAGGATTTCGTATCCTACTATGAAGAGTATTGCCGTTGCGGTGAAGCAATTGGTTACGATGCAGTTGATGCCCTGATCAAAGAGATGGGTCTTGATTGTATCGAAGATTGCGATGAGCGTTTCCGTGGTGAATACGAAAGCACCGCTGATTTCGCTGAACAATTCACCAATGATGTCTATGGTGATGTTCCCTCTCACGTTGTAGTTGATTGGGAAGCAACCTACGATAACAACCTTCGTTATGACTTCACTGCCTGCGAAGATGGTTATCGTAGCGTTTATATCTTCAGCGATATCTGAAGAGTTTGATACCCCTTCGGGGGTATCTTTAAGGGAGCATGGCGGAATTGGTAGACGCACCGGACTTAAAATCCGTTGGGAATTATCCTGTGGGGGTTCAAGTCCCCCTGCTCCTATTGGGTGATTTGAGAACATCATCACCCGCGTATGAAAGATGATAATATTCATAAAATAGTTGGTAGATGGGTGTATAGAGCAGGAGTGGTGTCCTGCTCTTTTTTTATAAGAACTCATGTGCCAATCTAGAAAGTGTCACACACCCCCTTGCGTTCCCCCTGGCATCGTGCCATACTAGTCTTGTGATCAGGAAATGCTCTACATTTCTTCCTGATGACAACAACCCATTACACTTTTGGAGGATTTTCAAATGTCTTTCGCTCTGAATTCCACTCTGACTGCTATTGAAACTGCTGTTGAATTTGGTGAAACTGCAATGCAAATTGGTTCTAAACTCTACATGTTCGGTTCCGAAATCTTCAGCATCACTGCTATTCTGTGGGTTCTGAACTTCGCTGCCAACATGATTCAAAAGACCTACAATGCTGGTTACATTGTTGGCACATTCTACCGCTACCATCTTCACGCTATCGTGAAAGAATGGACTCTTAAGTTCATTGCTGGCGTGATCTTTGTGAGCATTCTGTTCTTCGAAGGTTGCAAAGTTGTTTATAACAACCGCCACAAATACGTGCCTGCTCTGAACAACTTCCGCAATCAAATTGGTTCTCATTTCGTTTATGCTGGTGTGTGAATGAAACAGACTTTAAGGGGGGCGAATATGCTCCCCTTTTTTATGCCCAAATCAGCCGCCCGTGTGCCAGTTGGATAGGTGGCACAAGACCGCTTGAGATCCCCCTGATTCCGTGCCATACTAATGGAATGAAAAACACCCACCTCGAACACCCCGAAGATTCTATTCTGAATGGTGATCTTTCTGTTCTGGATTGGTTCACTGCTGCAGGAACTCTGAGCGTTAAGATTGATGGTGCTCCTGCAATCGTGTGGGGAGTTGACCCTGCTAACGGTGAGTTCTTTGTAGGAACCAAAGCAGTTTTCAACAAAAAGAAAATCCGTATCGCCCACAATCATGAAGAAATTGACCTCTTCTATCAAGGTGAAGTTGCGACTATTCTTCACGCTTGCTTTGATTGTCTACCTCGCACCGATGCTATCGTTCAAGGCGACTTTATTGGTTTTGGCGGCAGTGATACTTTTTGCCCCAACACGATCACTTATGTCTTTCCTGAAAGCGTAGAGCAGAAAGTTATCATTGCTCCGCACACTGTGTATGAAGCAAACGACGATCTTCGTGATAGTTGGGCACTGCCTCTGATGGTGAATCTGCAGAGCACCGATGACTGCCTGTTTGTGAAACCCAATGCTTACATTCAGTATGGTCAAACTTCCTTTGCTGATGTAGAAGAGATCTGCCAGTTTGCCCGCCAGATGGCAACTGCTGTGACCTTTGTTTCTGACAAGGAAGCAGCAAAGATTAAGCAACAACTCAATGCCCGTATTCGTGCTGGCGAACAGATTAGCACGGAGAGCGTAAATGACTTCGATTGTGACCCTAACCTCATCCGTTTGTGGGCACTGGTGAAGAGCATCAAAGACGATTGTTTGTTCCTCTGCCGCAATGATGGTCCTGCTGCTTACATCGGGCAGAACCGAATTGATGCTGAAGGATACGTTCTCTCCAATGAGTTCGGTATGTTCAAACTGGTCAATCGTGAGTGCTTTTCCTATCACAATTTCAACAGCGGGCGCTTTCAGTGTGCCGCCTGAGGGAGTGGCACAAGACCCCTTGAGGTTCCCCCCAAGACCTGCCATACTAAGGACATCAAACGGAAACGGAGCAAATGAACAAAGTTTATGCAGTGATCGGTGGTTGGGATTATGAAGGTGAAGACTTCAAATCCCTTCGCTTGTTTGACTGCCTCTCCACTGCTAACGCTTATGTCGTGCGTCTTGAAGAGCAGGAGGGTTATGATTACACTCGGATGGATGTTCGGGAGATTGTNATGGAATCTGCCCTCGCTGTTGCCTGACNTTTTCACCCCTTTATCTTTTTTCAAAATGCGTATTGATGTTCGTTGTGATGCTGCCCCTTGGGAGAACACTACCTGTGATGCTGATGAAGCATACGATTTGGCATACAATCTTGCTGAAGAGTATCAACGCCCTGTAGACCTCTATTACAACTCTACGGGCACTCTTTACACTCAAGTGTTTCCTTAGAGACTACACTTTATCTTATCTCTGACAAACCTATTCTACTCACATTCTGGAGGATGTGTCAAGTGACCAACGAAACTGCAGACCTTTTCATTGAACACGAAGAGCAAAAGAATGGTGCTATTGATGGAACTCACCGAGCTACTATTGTTGACCAAGAGTTAGAACGAATGGCAGCAGAATTGGAGATTACTGTTGACTATTTGATGGCAGAATTCCTCTGAAAAGTGTTGTCTGGTGCTCTGACACTTTGAGCACCTTAGACACACCTTCCGGGCGATCCTACGGGGGTCTGTGCCACTCTATAAAGCGCACACTAAATCCCCTGCTGCCCCTCATTTCGTGCCATACTAACTTTGTTCTGAAAAACGCAATGGATTTCGACACTATCGACACCGACATCTGGTTTGAAATTCAGGATGCTCCTGGTGAAATCTTTGACATTCCAGAGATGTCTGATTCCAAAGATTTCGATATGAATGGTTACCTGAACGCCAACTACGACTACTGAAAATGATTGAAACTCTTCTTGCTGTTGCTCTTATCATTGGGCAGAAGGAAATCGCTCCTAATGTGATTCAAACTGAATACCTGGTGAATGGAACTGTAGTGACCGAAGTTGAGGACCGTAACTGATGACCTTTGCCTCTATTATTCTTCGCCATCACTTCCATCATTCGCTGGCAAACGTGTCACCTGAAACATACGATTTCAACGGTGATACTGTTACTCTCCTGGGTCTGGTAGGAGTCATCTCCACTTTCATTATCATCGTAACAGCATTCCGCCGCTACTACGGTTCGCCACTGCGCAAATGAAATCCTTCATTCTGGGAGTTATATTTGGTGGTGCAATGTCATCGGTTGGGTTTAGCTCCATTGCTCCAATTCTAGACAATGGAATGAGGTCAATCCAGCAAACTTCCATCAATGTGGTTCGCAATCAACAGGGCAACATTACGCCCCAGATATACCCAGATCCCCTTCCTTTGCCCAGTTCTCAAAGTGGCACACTCTTCTCCCGCAGCGCCCCCTGATGCCCTACACTGATTACATCAGGGGTTGAGAAACACCTGAGTTTCACTGATTTCACCGCTTGAAAACTAGAACAACTTCACTCCTGTTTGTCATCTACTTCCTCATCTTTGGGCACGGTGGAATGATGAAGAGAGCGAAATTGAATCTGATTGAACTTCCCCAAATTCACGCCTGAACAACAATGAGCACTCAAACTTTNAACGGNTGGGCAAACTGGGAAACCTGGAATGTTGCTCTCTGGATTGCTAATGATGAGAGCATCTATCATGCTGCCACNGACTGCACTTCCTATCAGCAACTGGTTAAAATGCTCTGGGAATGTGGCAGCAAAGAAACCCCAGATGGTTGCCGCTGGGATGACCCTAAGATTGATGGATTGGAAATCAACGCTATGATTTCCGACCTCTGATTTGGAGTCCTGAGTAAGACTTAAAACTGCTCACTTTCACACTTCAAACTTCACTTTTCTTTCTGATTATGACCCGCGAACTTGCTATCAACCTGCTGCGCCAAGGTTCCAACGGTGAGCAACTTCTCCAGATCCTTGACACTGTGGTTGAAGATTTCACTTCCCAGAACATCGATGATGCTGCCCAACATTATGCCGCAATGTCGATGCCCACTCTGGAAACTGTGGAGTTCTGAGTCATTATTTCGGATTGTGTCGGGGGCGCTCTGAGGTGCCCCTGATGCCCTAGGATGATCAAACAACCAAAGGGAAACCCCCGCCAATGTTCCGCTCCTACGCTGCCTGCTCTGATCTCCAGAACCGCGCTACCCTGTGGTCTTGCCTGAAGAATGGAGAGCAGCAGATGACCCGCGATGGGCAACCTCAGGTGTTCGATTCGGTGTTCATCGCTGCCTGCTATCGGGATCGCTATTCTGAAGATGTAAAGCGGTGAATCCCGCCCTCCCTGTGCCACTTCAAAAGGTTGCACAGGGTTCCCCCGAAGGGGGGCATCTACCGACTAGGATTACTACAGTTCAGAAAAACACCGAAACCAATGTTCTACCCCGCTCACAACCTCGAAGGGCAAATGATCATCCGCAACACCGAAACTGGCAAGGTGTTTCTGTCGCAAATGGAGAACCAAAAGTTCCGTGAGGTGATTGCTTCCCTCTACAACTTCATCGGTGAGACTAACCTTGGTTGTGAGGAAGCATACGATTGGGTCTGCAATCAGGTCGGCATTGATACCTTCGTTGCTGATGAATGGGCATGGGATTGTTTCTGGAATGTGTGGAATTCTTCCACTGCTGCCTGATCCTTTTCTCCCCTTACTTCCTCCTCAAATGCGAATTCAAACTCCCTACAACTTCTCCCGCTTCGCTTACTTCGGGTTGGACACTTCTGCCCGCTCTGGTGATGAGTTTCTAGGTTGCGGGTTGGGTAGACTTTACTTCGGAATCTACCCCACTCAGTATGGTTTCGAAATTTCTTATGGAATACTGAATGAGAAGGATTGCCTGAACTGATCACCCTCACTCCCGCAAACCACACTACACACTCTCCAATGAACTTCACCACCGCGACTAAACTTGATCTGGCAATTGCTGAGGCACGGGGAGAGTTTAAAGTTACCCGCCTGCCTATTCGCTACGCCCGCAAATCTGAATTGGTGATGAGCAGGGTTGGCGGAGGTGGCAGTCGCTGGTCTAACTCTACGGGCGGCAATGGCAGACTCAAAGCAGGGCAACTCCGCCCCGAAGAAATTGCTCTGAAATCTGCGCTTCGCTGATAACGAAGGGATCACGAATGCAGGGGGCAGTATCATTCGTTCTCAGCATTCGTGATGGGCAGTTGTCCTTATAACGTTATCGTTATGATGGCGCGGCCGTGCGGTTATCCCCCCCCGTATAAGAATTCGAAACTACCCTAACCTACAACGGACCTAAAAAGCGAGAGTGATTATAAGACTCTTGAAAATTTCCGGAGGAAATGGTAGAATGCCTCTAAGATTTTCCAAAAAAATTCTGCCCAGAAAAAATGACACTAAGACCTCGACCGTATTGGAATTTTTGGAAAGTTGTTTTCGCGGGATGGTTGATACGCTATCCTAAGACATTTTTTAAGATCTTCGGAGTGCCTATTGGAATGATGATCGTCTGGATATATAATATGATCGCAAGGTAGGATAAAGATTCAAAAAATGCTTGAGAAGATATATCACATATACGCGAAACAAAATTGTCTGTTTCATTCACTCAAAGAAGAAGAATTCTACACAACTTGGAATACATTAAAAACAATGGTAGGTATTATGAAAACAGACTATACAATGGACGATCTGAGTTTCGAAGAACTCTTAGTGAACAGGGAGATTAGTCGGGAAACCTCGAACTAAACCCCCTTTACAGATACTAAATAACACGATAGAATTGACCTGAAGGTTTTTATTTCTTATGGCAAAAGGATTCACTGTTAAAGCAAAGCCTCCCACAAAATCAGATTCTGAGTGGGATTATGATGCAATCAAAGAAAGAATGAGAGGGAAGACAATTGTTTTCTGTCTTCCAGGAAGAGGATGTTCATTTATTTTCCTCAAGGCATTTGTGCAACTCTGTTTTGATCTTGTGCAGAATGGTATGGGAATTCAGATTTCTCAAGACTATTCTTCAATGGTCAACTTTGCACGTTGTAAGTGTCTAGGAGCAAATGTTCTCCGAGGTCCCAAGCAGATTCCTTGGGACGGAAAACTACAATATGATTATCAACTCTGGATTGATAGTGATATTGTTTTCAACACTGAAAAATTCTGGCAACTTTGTGATGTCTCATTCCCTGCAGAAGCAATTGATGAAGAAGGGAATGTTGATGAAACACAGAAGAAAGGAATTGCTGCTGGTTGGTATGCAACTGAAGATGGTGTAACAACCTCTGTGGCACATTGGTTAGAGGAAGATGACTTCCGTAAGAACGGTGGTGTTATGAATCACGAAACCACCGAAAGTATCAGCAAGCGTCGGAAACCATTTACAGTAGATTACACTGGATTTGGTTGGGTATTAATTCAGAATGGAGTCTTTGAAAGCCTTGAGTATCCCTGGTTTGCTCCGAAGATGCAAGTTTTTGAATCTGGTGCAGTCCAAGATATGTGCGGTGAAGATGTTTCATTCTGCCTTGATGCAAAAGAGGCAGGATTTGAGATCTGGTGTGATCCTCGCATTCGCGTTGGACACGAAAAGACTCGTATTATCTGATATAAATGTTCAATATTCTTTATAAAGGCAGAAAGATCTACACAAACCTTGATTATGAAGAATGCGCAGAGATTCTTTCAGAACTCTCATTAAATTATTACCAAACTGGTGAATACGATCCACATTACATTGAATTGGAGGAAATTGTAAATGGCTAAGCGACCATCTTCTGGCGGGGCAGTTAAAATCGAGTCTAAACCCAAAAAGTCTCGACAGGGTGCAGGGAAACATACGAAGTATGCTGCGTCGTCTCGTAATGTAGCTCGAAAAAGGTATCGGGGACAAGGTTAATATCTTAAGATCACGGGAAATTCTTATTTCTCGTGATTTTTTTTATAAATTCTTATATACTCTCCAAAATCTTATGGAACCTTATGATCACATAGAGAATTGGATAGTGCAAGTCTCTCGTATAAGAGGAGAATTGAAGGGGTTTTCTGTATGTCCTTATGCAAAACAGGCAAAATACAAGATCTTAGAGGTTGATATAGAGAACCTAATGGTCGAAGATGGGTATGATGTCATTATTTTTGTAGTTGACATCAACCTATCATTGGAAAATATTCAAAAATGGTGTAAAATATATAATCAAAGGTATTCTGAATGGAAATTTTTTGAGGATTGTGCTTCTTATGATACCTTTATCAATGATATTCAGACAAATAATGGAAAATATAATCTCATTTTGGCACAACCAAGAGAAAAATTAAGAAAATATCGTGAAATGTTAGCAAAAACTAACTACTATAGGATGTGGGACGATGAATATTTGCAAGAAATTCTAGAAGAAGACTATAATTTGCTCGACAAGGGATAGAAACCCCTTAAAAAGTTCTGATTCTAGTCAAATCAGGAGATCAACAATGGGAAAACCATCAGATCGTAGTAAAGAAGTGATGTATCAGATGTGGGGAACCACAAAATTAGTCACAGATTATGAAGTTATTCAAGAAAAGAAGATGCTTCGTGAGATTGGGCACGATGAAATCGTTCCTAAGAAGCATAATTTTCAAGTTCAGAATGAAATTCACGAAAGAATTCGCAATGAAGAAGATTATGACGATTGGGAATATGGAACTGAACCAATCCCTCTCAGAGAATGGAAATAATGTGAATAAATAAGGTAGATTATACTTTACCTTAGATGCCTGTAGAGAGAATTAGTAAGGAATTTAAAGATCTTAGTATGTCTCTACAGGTAAGCCCTTTGAATTATGATATTCTGGCACTGAAAAATGAGACTGCAATTGCTCGTGCAGTTCGCAATCTTGTTTCAACAGTTCCAGGTGAAAGATTTTTTAATCCTAGAGTTGGATCTGATATTTCTCAATCACTTTTTGAAAATATCGATCCAATTTCAGCATCTGTGATTAAATCTCAGATCGAAGAAACGATTAGAAACTATGAACCAAGGGTTGAGTTAACTGATGTAGAAGTGACTCCTTATTATGATGATAATGAATTCAATGTCACTATTCGTTATAACATCATCGGTATCGATGTTCAACCCCAGCAGTTAGTGTTCGCATTACAGCCAACTCGATAAATGGCAATTATAAATTTTACGGATTTAGATTTTGATCAAATAAGACTTTCTATTAAAGATTATCTTAGATCAAATTCAAATTTTACAGACTATGATTTTGAAGGATCGAATATGTCGGTCCTGATAGATATTCTTGCATATAATACTTACATATCTTCTTACAATGCCAATATGGTAAGTAATGAGATATTCATTGACAGTGCAACTCTCAGAGAGAACATTGTATCTCTTGCAAGAAATATTGGATATGTTCCTCGTTCAAGAACTGCAGCAAAAGCAAATATATCTTTCTTTATAGATGTATCAAATTATTCGACAATACCCAGAATTGTAACTTTAAATAAGGGTATTGTATGCACAACAAGCTCAAATTTTGGAGGAGAGAGTTATACCTTTGTGACTCTTGAGGATATAACTGTTCCTGTTGTAAATGGAATCGCAAGTTTTAATAGTATTGATGTTTATGAGGGGACATTCTTAACAACTAATTTTACTGTAAATCCTAATGTTCCGAGCCCACCGCAAAGGTTTATCGTTGAAAATGCAAATATTGATACTAGTTTAATCGATGTTGTAGTCTCAAAGACTATTTTTAGTAATGTTTCAAGTAAATATACATTAACTAATGATATTTTTGATGTTGATGGGAATTCAAAGATTTTCTTCATACAAGAAGTTGAAGATCAAAAGTATGAATTAATCTTTGGGGATGGTATTTTTGGAAAAAGACTTGAAGAAAATAATTATATTACTGTTAATTATGTGATATCAAACGGTGAATTGGGTAATGGATTATCTCAATTCAATTTTGCAGGTAGATTGACATCTAATGTTGGACTTATATCTCGCGGAATATCTTTAATTACAACTAATCAGGTATCTGATGGTGGAAGAGAAATTGAATCCGTTCAATCTATCCGTAATTATGCTCCTAAAAATTATGCTGCTCAAAATAGAGCAGTAACCGCAGGTGATTTTAAAGCAATTATACCTTTGATCTATCCAGAATTAGAATCAGTTTCTGTATTTGGTGGAGAAGACTTATCACCACCACAATATGGAAAAGTTTTTGTTGCAGTTAAACCTCAAAATGGTTCTTTCTTACCTTCCAGTGCGGCTCAGAATTTAAAAAATAAATTAAAGAAATATTCTGTTGCTGGAATTGTAACGGAAGTCATTGATTTAAAGTATTTGTATATCGAATTAGATGTGAGTATCTACTACAATACAAATATGGTGTCAAATTCAGAACTTGTTGCTAATAAAGTGGTCTCAAATCTGAGTAAATATTCAAAATCAATTGAAATTAATAAGTATGGATCTAGATTTAAATATAGTAAGGTCCTCAAATTGATCGATGATAGTGATGAGGCAATTACTTCTAATATCACAAAAGTTTCTTTAAGAAGAGACTTTAGAGCTTCCATTAATCAATTTGCAGAATATGAAATTTGCTTCGGCAATGAATTCCATATTAATAATTCAAATGGTTATAATATTAAAACCTCAGGATTTAAAGTTAATGGAATTACTGATACCGTTTATTTTTCAGATAAACCAAACTCAGATATGAAAAAAGGAACCATATTCTTATTCAAAATCGTTCCAGAATCTGTTGATCCAGTTGAGGTTAGACAAAATGTTGGAACGGTGGATTATGAAAAGGGTGAGATTCTTTTAAATCCAATCAAGATCATTTCAACCAGTATAGATAAAGGTGAATCTATTGTTGAAGTTTCGACAACACCGAAATCGAACGATGTTATAGGTCTACACGATCTATACTTACAATTAGATACTAATCATATCACAGTCACTCCTGTTCCTGATAATATTTCATCTGGAAATGATATTTCTGGATCGAACTATATTACAACCTCAAGTTATACGAATGGAAAATTAATCAGAGAATAATAAAATGAAGAAAGCAAGGATTAACATTAGTAACATACTAAAAAATCAACTTCCTAATTTTGTAAAGGAAGAATATCCTTTGGTAGAAGAGTTATTCTCTGAATATTATAAAGGTCAGGAATATCAGGGTGGAGTCTTAGATATACTTCAAAATATTGATCAGTATATCAAATTAGATAATAATACTAATTTGACTGAAATCACTAGTATTAGATCAAGTATTAGTTTTGCAGATACTGTAATACCTGTCAATAGCACCACTGGATTTCCTGATAGGTATGGTCTAATTCAGATTGATTCTGAAGTTATTCTCTATAAGTCTAAAACGCAAAATTCATTTATCGATTGTGTAAGAGGATTTAGCGGGATTACTTCTTACGATGATTCTTTAAATTTTGAACAGTCTGTTGCTGAAGATCACGTAGATGGGGCTGTTGTTAAAAATTTAAATATTTTATTTTTGAATGAGTTTTTCAACAAAGTTAAAAAGCAATTTGCACCTGGATTTGAGAATAGAAATTTCTTTGAAGATACTTCTTCTAAAATTAATCTTAATGAAAACGTTTTCATTAAACAACTAAAAGATTTCTATTCCTCTAAGGGAACCGATGATTCGTTTAAAATACTCTTCAAGGCACTTTTCAATGATGATGTTGAAATTATCAGACCTAGAGATTTTTTAATTCGCCCATCAGATGCTCAGTATAGAGTTAATAAGGAATTAATTATTGAAGCAATAGAAGGTAATCCTTTAGATCTTGTAGATACTACAATCTTCCAAAATCCTTTAACTATAAATGGTGAAGACTTTATTTCATATGCTTATGGAACTGTAAATAAAGTTGAAACTATTTCTAGAAAAGACAAGACCTATTATGCAGTCAGTCTAGATTTTGATTATAATAAAGATATTAACCTAAAGGGATCTGTCTATGGTGAATTTGTAATTGGGCCAAAAACTTTTATTACTGATAAAGTTTCTGAGCAATCTGATGTAATAACAGTAGACTCAACGTATGGGTTTCCAGAAACTAATGGAGTTTTAAGAGTTACTTTTGACGATGGATTGACATCTGTTATATTATATGAGAGAAAGAATCTTAATCAATTTTTAGGATGCTCTGGTATTAACAGAGAAATTCCTCAAGGAAGTGTAATTTATTTGAATTATTACTGTGAAGGTGGAAATACCGTAGGAAATGACGAAAATCCAATTAAATTTAGAATTACTGGAGTATTATCGGAAGCAACAACATCTGATGATTCGCACTACATTGTAGAAGGTAATAGAATTAATTTAAGAACTCTAGGAAAAGATATTCAAGAACCTGCCTTTAATAATTGGAAATTTAATATTGCGCCAAAATATAATATTAAAACTATTATTAGAAACAATACATTTAATAATACTTACTTAATTGAATTATATGATGAACATATATTCTATAAAGGAGATAGTGTAAAGCTTATTTCATCAAGACCTCAATTAGTTCCTGGGACTGATAGTCTTGGTTTCTCTGAATTTATCGGTGATGTTCAATCTGTTGATGGAAAGTTTTCTTTTACTTGTGCTATTAATTTTGATTTAGATACTAGTTTGTCATATGAAGTTGAAAGGCAGATTAATAAATTCAATTTTAGTTATAATTCTTTGGTTTCATCTTTAAATAATACTTACTTAACAGATATTCAGAATGTTTATAGGGATTCTGAAGGATCTTTATATGTTGCTTCTCAGTCTTTACCAACATATACTAGTGATATTTTACCAATTACAGATGATACCATTACATTGTCTTCCAATGTTTATATAAGTGAAGAACTTAATTCAAATGATCCAGAAAAAACTGATAAGATTTTAAATATTGGACGTCATACATTTAAGACAGGAGATGCTGTTTATTATCAATCTGGGGACGGAACTAATAAATTAAATTTATCTGAGGGTATCTATTATGTCAAAGTAGTTGGATCCTTAGAAAATCCCACTCAAATTAAATTATCTAGCAGCAGAACTAATATTGATAATAATCTTTTCTTAAATATTAGTTTAAATTCTCCATCTTTAGTAGGTAGTGATAACAAATTATACAAGTCTACAAATGAAATAATTTATTTCCAAAATAGTGTTAAAAATAGTCTAACATCTTCAAAATTTGAGAAATTTATCTCTCCAAAAAATTTAATAAAAAAAATTAATAATACATTAGAAGTAAAAGAGAAGCAATTGACTTCTTCTGGTCAAACCGGAATTCTTGTAAATGGTGTTGAAATATTAAATTATAAATCAAATGATTTTATATATTATGGTTCAATCGAAGATATTAAAATTAAATCTTCCGGAAGTGATTATGATATTATAACCCCACCAAAGTTAGATATTATTGATAAAAATGGATCTAATGCAAGTGCTATTTGCCATATTAGTGGATCTCTAACAAGAATTGATATTTTAGATGGTGGATTTGATTATGAAAAAACTCCAACTATTGAAATTAGTGGTGGCAATGGTATTGATGCTGAAGTAAGTCCTAATATGACTACCTTTGAGCATTCTATGGAATTTATTGCTAAGGAAGGAAGTCCTCAAATTAATTTATTGACAGATACTATTACATTTAATGTAAAGCATAAGTTCTATAATGGAGAGGAAGTTAAGTATGATTATACTCAAGTTCCTTTAGAAGGTATTTCCAAAGAGATTGGTTATTATGTTGGTATTGGAACTAGTCCTTCCGATCAGTATTCTTTAAAATTATATCCAACATATCAAGATGCTATTAATAAAACTAATAATGTTGGTTTAACTACTTATGTTTTGGGGACTCATTATCTAATAAGTGCTCAAAAGAAATCTACAATAGGATCTATTAATATTGTAAGATCTGGAACTGGATATGCAAATAAAAAAATAGTAACTTCAAGTGAAAATGTTAATATTTTCTCAAATACTATTAACATTAAAAAGCACGGTTATCAGACTGGAGAAAAAATAGTATATTCAACATCAGGATCTTCAATTGCTGGTTTGGCGACAACATCCCAATACTTGGTGTATAAGGTAGATGATAATCAATTTAAACTTTGTGAAGTTAATAATCAATCTCAGGATGAGAATTTTTATTTGAGAACAGAACAATTTGTTAATTTTACCGGAATAGGAACTGGAAATCATATCTTTAATTATCCACCAATCTCTGTTAAAGTCATTGGATCTTTTAAAAATAAAAACTTAAGTATTTCTGATTTAGAAGCAAGAATTGTTCCTGCATTTAGGGGATCTATAACTTCAGTTTTTGTTGAGAATGGTGGGGTTGGATATGGTTCTTCTGATATTATTAACTATAATAGGCAACCGGATTTTAATTTAGAGAATGGAAATGGTGCGGAATTGAGACCAATCATTTCTCAAGGAAAGATAAGTGAAGTATTGATTGTAAATGGAGGATCTCAATATACGGCTCTTCCAGTAATTGAAGTCATTGGACAGGGAACAGGTGCCAAATTACTGCCAATTATATCAAATGGAAGTATAGTTGATATTGAAATAGTTTCATCGGGAATTAACTATGATCCAGATGCAACAATTTTAAATGTCAATTCAGCTGGATCTGGAGCTAATTTTGAATTTTCTATCCAATCTTGGAATATTAATTCTGTTGAGAGATCTATCCAAAGTAATAGTATTTTAACCAGTGATATTTTCCTCTATGACACTAAGAATGAGTATGATGAAAGAATGACTCAGATCACTCATTCTTATGCCCCAAGAAAACTTCGTGAAAATCTAATTGTTTCTAAAGAAGAAGGCGGTCAAATTTTCTACAGAAAAGATATTGAAAATGATACTAGAAGTAGTAATTATTACCACTCACCAATAATTGGTTGGGCATATGATGGAAATCCAATTTATGGTCCATTTGGATATGAAAATCCAGATGGATCTGGATTGGTTAAGAAAATGAAGACTGGGTATACTTTAAATATTAGTAAACCAAATAGACCTAGTATAAACATTTTCCCTGCTGGATTTTTTGTCGAAGATTACGATTATGTTGGAAACGGGGATTTAGATGAATATAATGGAAGATTTTGTGCCACTCCAGAATTTCCAAATGGCATATACGCATATTTCACAACACTCGGGGAACTTGATTCCCAGTTTAGCAGAGATTATTTGAGACCTATTTTCCCATATCTAATTGGAAATTATTATAAGTCTTCCCCAATTGAATTTAATTTTGATGTAGATAATACTCAGAATTCTATAGTATTTGAAGATGTTAATCTGATTAGAAATACTACACCATACGGTATTATTTCAAAGAACAGTTCTTATAGATATGCATTTAATCCAATAGAGTATGAAGAGCAGCTCAATAAAATAACCAGAGTTGGTAACGGAAAAATTGATAGTATTAATATCATTTCTGGTGGAGAAAATTACAAAGTAGGAGATAAAATTACTCTTTCTGAAGATGAATTTGGAAACAAATCTTACGCAGAAGTTACTAAAATTAAGGGTGTCGGTGTATCTTCAATTTCCGTATCTTATACTGAAATACTTGGAGTTGAATTTGGATCTTCCAGAGACTTTAAAACTGTTGTTGGAGTAGCATCAACTCCACACCAACTAAAAGATCAGGATGTCATTAGTATTATTGGATTAAATGATATTATTACGAATAATCAGAAGAATGTAACATCAAGAATAAATGTTTTTACAAATCAATTAACAGTAACAAAAAATGTTGAACCAAGTTCCGTTACTGGTACAGTAACTGAAATCCAAGTTAGTGGTAATTTAAATGATTATGCAATTAAACCAAATGATATTTACATTTCTCAAGAAGGTGAGCAACTAAAAATATTAAATATTGATAAAACATCTTCAACAATAAGAGTTAAGAGGGGAGTTGGAGTATCAACATATTATTCGGGATCAAATTTAACAGAAAATTCAAGAAGATTTGAAGTTATTGTTACTGAATCTTCATCTCCGGTTGATTTGACATCTAATAATTATCCTTTAAATAGAGAAATATACTTTAATCCTGCCAATTCCGTTGGTCTAGGGACAGTTGGTCTAAGCACAACTATTTTCCTTAATACAGTCCCACTAAATTATCAAGTTTCTATTGATACTCAGGCAAGGGTTATTATCGGCATTAATACTGTTTCAAGGACTGGATTAATTTTTAACAATCCACAAAATTCCAATCAATTTAAAGTTGGTGATTATATTGATCTAGTAGGATCTTCTAATATTAGTTTTAATGCCATTCAAAAAGCAAAAGTTCTCAATGTTGGAATTGGATCTATTATTGTTGACTATGATTCATCTTTACTATCTGGAATTGGGGTAACTTCTTTTGTTACTAAGTGGGAAGTTCGTGAACTTGCAACAAGATCTTTGTATCTACCAAATCACAGTTTAAATACTGGTGAAATAATTACTTATTATGCAAATTCCGGAACTCCAATAGGTGTTTCTGCAAACAAATTAAATTCATCTCTGTTATCTGACGGCAATAAGTTTTATGTTTATAAATTTGATGAAAATAATATTGGAATTTCCACTGTATTGGTTGGATTGACAACTTCTGGCGAATATTTAAACCCAAATAATGGACAGGGATTGTTATATTTGACTTCTTCAGGGAGTGGTTCTTATCATAGCTTTAAAACAAATTATGATGTTCAAGTTGGTAAAGTTATTAAAAATATTGCAAGAATTCAAACTACTAATAACCCATCATTATTCTTTAATGAAAATATAGAAGTTAATAATGTTCCAAAAACAAATAGAACCATTTTTGTAAAGTATAACAAAGAAAATAGAAGATTAGTTGTAAATCCAAAGTCATTTGTTGCTATTAATGTTAATGCAAATTATTCCAATTCCTTCTATATTCCAGATCATGGATATTCTACTGGAGATAAAATCATCCATACGACAGAAGATGGAGCTTCTTCATTAACAAATAATCAAATTTATTATGTTGTAGTATTGGATAATAATAACGTTAGATTGTCAGATACTTATTACAATTCAATTAAATCAAATCCCGCAACTTTGGCCATAACACCCGCACGCGGACAGTTTTCTTTAGTAAATCCTGCCATAAAATTATACAAAAATGAAACTATTAAATTTGATTTAACTGATAAATCATTATCATTCGTCAGTGATGAGATTACCTACTCCGCATTTAGATTTAATTTATATAAAGATCCAAATTATAGCGAATCATTTACAAAAACTGAAGGAGATACTTTTTTCAATGTAAAGAAGATTGGTAGAATAGGAATTACAAACAATGCAGCTCTTGAATTAAGAATTGGAGATAAAACTCCATCAAGATTATACTATAGATTAGAATTAGATAATATTAATTATAATATTCCCGATACTCAATTAGAGTATATTATAGATGATGAAAATATAGAGAATAATAATACGCTATTAATTGAAAATAGTGTTTATAGTGGAAGTCACAATGTCTATAATGTGGGAAGTAATTTTATAGAATATGTTCTGAAACAAAAACCTGAAAAAAATTCATATTCCAGTTTGGAATCTTCTATTTCATACGTCACAAATTCATATTCGACTTTAGGNGAAATATATGATGTGCAGGTTTTATCTAAAGATAGAAAATATAGAGTTCTTCCGGGAATTACTTCAGTTTCTTCTAAAACTGGATCTGGTGCAATTTTATTCCCATATAGTAAAGATATCGGATCTGCTAAAAAAGTTAAGATTGAAAATATTGGATTCGACTATAACTCAGATTATAGTTTGAGACCGACAGGAAATCTACCTCAAATTATCCAAGTTGAACCTTTAAGTATATTTAAAGATATTAAAGTTATTTCAATTGGTAAAAACTATACAACTATTCCAAATATAATTGTTTTGGATGGATTGACTAAAATTCAGGATAAGCAAGCTGAACTTAAGTTTTCGCCTGAAGAATCTTTGATTGAAATCATACAGAATAGTTCTGGTCTTTATAATAAAACACCATATCTAGTTCCAACCAATAATTCTAATGGATTTACTGTAAGGTCAGTATCTTTCAATGAAGAAACTAAATTATTAACATTAATATTTACAACATCATTCGGCAGTTTAGTAGATTTTCCTTTCTCTGTTGGCAGCAAAGTTTTACTTGAAAACTTTAAAGTTAGTTCTAATTTCTTGAATGAATCGGGGGAGATTGAAGAGGCAACTAATGTCAGAGGACTTAATTCCGAAGATTATGAATACGCATTATTTGAAATTTACCTATCATCAGCATCTATAGGTGGAAGTGGAGCATCTATTACAATTGATATGGCACCATATTTAAATGATGGTGAAATTCCTGGAACATATTCCCCAGTTAATTCTCTTGGATATGTTGTTCCAGAAAGTTATTTCCCTACGTTTGAAGTTATCCTGCAGAAAAATAATTTTATTTTAGGCGAAGAAGTAATTACAACTAGTGGATACAGTGGTATTGTCGAATACTGGGATAGAGAAAATGAATTTGTAAGTGTTCTTGCCGATGACAAGTTTGTAAGTGGAGATAGAATTACAGGCAAAACTTCCAATTTATCTGGAGTTGTAGGTAAAGTTGAATTTTTTGATGCAGAATATAGCACTAATTCATATTCAGTTGTTCAAAGGGGATGGGATACTAATATTGGATTCTTAAATGACAGTATTCAAAGAATACACGATAGTGATTACTATCAGTATTTTTCTTATGCTCTTAAATCAAAAATTCAGTTTTCTGAATGGAATGACCCCGTAAGTAGCCTGAATCATACTGTAGGATTCAAAAAATTTGGAACATTATCTGTAGAATCTTTAACACCATCGGTTGGTATTGCCACAGTTTCTTATTCTGAACTGAATTCTGTTTCAGATTTCTTTGAAATTATTGACCTTAATTCATATCATGATTTTGATATGGTTTCTGAAAATGCATATGATCTAGGTGGAAGAATAGTTTCCGACCAGATAATATTTAATACACGCGAAATACAGGATTATTCAGAATCTATTGGAAATAGAGTATTGATGATAGATGATTTTAGTAATCAATTTAATAATATTCCAAGAGCAGAAAGATATTCGATTGTTGATAAATTCCCAATTTATCAGAACAGACATAGAAAATATTTTGCTTATGTTAAGGATAAGCTCTTCTTTAATGAAAGACAGTTCTCCATAATTTCTTTAATACATGATAATTTAAATGGGTTCGTAAATCAATATGGAAGATTGGAGACTTTCAATGAACTTGGAACATTTGATTTTGTAATTAATGGCGATGAGGGGCAAGTTCAATTTAAACCTTTTGACTATGAATTTAATGATTTTGATGTTGATTTAGTTTCTTATACTTTATTTGATACTTTTGTTGGTTTGGGGAGCACAACTCTTACTAGATACAATATCGGAAGTATTGTCAATCTTGCAAATGACGTTAACGTTATTCCAAAAAATTCAACATCTACTATTAATATTACAAATATTCCAATAAATTATAGGGCTTCTAAGGTCATTTTAACTTCTAATAGTAAGGATGGATCCTATAGAGAGTCGACAGAATTAAATATTATTCACGATGGAACGGATGCGTATATCACTGAGTATGGAAGGTTATTTACAAAAAATATTAATCCACCGATCGGTTTTGCTACATATTCTGCCTATATTCAAGGTCCAAATTTAGTTTTAGATCTTGTTCCATATGTTGGATATGGATCCACAATAGAAGTAAACGTTTTTAGATTATCTGTAAGAGATGAAAACGCAACAACTAATGGAGTTTTATCGGAAAATAACGCAAGATTAGAGTCTGGGTTTATCAACATTCCTTCTGGAAATGTTGGGGTTGCTTTTACTTTCCACAACTATTCTTATGAATATGGCGGTGGATATTATTATATGTCAGTTCAAAACAACTCAACATCGGTCTATCAATCTTTAGAACTTGCTACATTAAACAACAGAACTGATGTTTATCACACTCAATTTGGATCAGTAATTACTGATGATTCTTTAGTTGGATTGGGATCTTTTGCAACACAAATAATTGGAAGGAGAGTTTATTTATCATTTATTCCTTCTGTTAATGGAAATATTTCTATTAGATTCTACTATAATGGAATTAAGACTATTACTGAATCTGATATTCCACAAAATGAAGTTGTTTTGGATTTAAATGAAGCTCAGATTGTAAGTTTTAATTCAGACTATATTGGAACTGAAAATGCTATAAAGAGATCTTTTGACTTATATCACAAAAAACTTCCTATTCTGAAGAGAACTTTCAGAGGAAATAATTCTTCTGGAGTTAATTTACCTGCTGATAGAATAAACATTCCAAATCATTATTTTTCAACTGGTGAGGAAGTAGTATATGATTTTGGTGGAGATGAACCAATAGGAATAGCTACAACAACCATTGCTGGTATTGGTCTTACCGATCAATTACCTTCAAATCTCTATATTGTAAAAGTTAATGATCTTTCAGTAAGAGTGGCAGCATCTGCATCAGAAGCTTTGAAAGCATATCCTGAGTATTTGAAATTAACATCTTACGGAGTAGGATCTCAACATTCATTTACAGGAAAACGTGGAAATAGTAGATCATTGATAACTATTGATAATATGATCCAATCTCCTATTGTATCGGCAGGAAAAACTACATCACTATTTGCAAATGTTGCTTTAAAGGATATTAGAGTAAAAGTTAATGATCCTAGCGTTTTTATTGCAGGCGATATATTCAAAGTTGATGATGAAATTATGAGAGTCAAATCCGTAGGTTTTGGTTCTACTAATACTCTATTAGTCAATAGATTTTGGATGGGAACTCTACCTGGTATTCATAGTGAAGGTGCAGTATGTGAAACATTGAAGGGTGATTATAATATTGTAGAGAATAAGATTCATTTTTATGATGCGCCTTATGGAAAAGTTCCCATTGTTTCAGAAAATCCGAGGTATGATGAAGTCGATTATCTAGGAATTCAAACCAGTTCTTCTTTCTCTGGTAGAATATTTAATAAATCCGGAACAACAAATGGTTCTTCAGTGACTTATAGTGATAATATTTTGTTAGATGATTTATCAAATGAATTTAATGGAATAACTACAGCATTCACCATCAAGCAAAATGGATCACCTGTTATTGGTATTTCGACATCTAACCTATTTGTTTTAGTTAAAGATATTCTACAAATTCCAAACAATGAACTTAGAAATAATAACGGTGCATTTGAACTTGGATTAAATCTAAGTGGTCAAACTACAATTATCTTTAATAAAGATCCTGAAAAAGACTTCACTAATATAGATGATATTAATACTACAAATATTCCTTCTGGTGGTATTATATTAAGTGTTGGATCTACCTTTGGTGGTGGATATCAACCAATAAAAACTGCTGGTGGCATTGCGCAAGTTAATGGTAGTGGACAGATTTCTTCAATCTCAATAGGATTTTCTGGATCTGGATATAGAGTATCTGGTGGAAAGGAAATAATAGTTTCTACTGCATCAACAGTTTCTATAGGAACTAATATTATTCCTATTACTGAAGAAAGAGGATTATTCTCAAAACTTACATATTCTGGAGAAACAACTTGTAATATAGGGATTGGAACATCTCTACATTCAGTTTCTATTAGTTCTTATAATTCAATTTCATCAACAATTACAATATCTAAAAATACAAATGTTGTAATTCCACAATCTACGCCAATTTCTATTAAATTGAATGAATTAACTTCAGAATTAGTTGATATTGGAGTTAGGTCTGAAAGTAATCAAAACTATGAAAAATACTATATTGGATTTGCCACTGTTATTGGTGGTCATATTTCTAATTCATTGAATCTTATAAATCCTGGAATTTCATTTACAAGTTTTTATGATAAATTTAATACTAATACATCTATATCCGTTTCATCCGGTTCGACAATATTCTATTTAAATTCTTTAGATGATATTTCTATTGGGGATTATATCTCGATAAATTCTTCTCCATTATTGAAAATAGCTGGAGTCGGAAATACATTTGTATATTCAGAAACTTCTTTTGGTTCTGCTGTTTCTTCGGGAACTAATGTTCTAGTTAGAAGATATTCTCCACCAGAAGTTGTATTTGATTCGCCAGTTGGATATTCCAACATCCCGTTAATTTATAGTTCGCTATCAGGTTCTAGTGGAATTGGAACTGGTGCCAAGATAAAAATTAATATAGGTGAAGGTGGGGAAGTGATTGATTTTGATATTCAAAATTCTGGATATGGGTATAAAAAATCCGATGTTCTTACAGTTCCAGTTGGTGGACTGGATGGAATCCCCACCGATCCTTCACTTACATTTGCAGAGTTTAAAATCTTTGTTGATAGTATCTACAATACCAAGTTTTCTGCTTGGTCCATCGGTGATCTACTTGTTATTGATAATTTTGACAATTTATTTGATGGAAATAGAAGAGTTTTCCCAATTAAAATAAATGGAATAACTAGATCAATTAGAGCAAAGAGAGGATCCACACTTGATATCCAGGCAACTTTGATTGTTTTATTCAACGATATACTACAAGTTCCTGGAGAAGGATATACATTTAAAGGTGGAAGTATCATTACTTTCCCAGAAGCACCTAAGTATGAAGATAGGGTCTCTATTATCTTCTATAGAGGAAATGAAGAAGTTGATGTCATTGATGTTGATTTATTAGAGACTGTTAAAGTTGGCGATGGATTGACAATTGTGAGTGATCAAAAGAAGTTTAATGAGGATCAAAGAATAGTATCTGAAGTAGTTTCTTCTGATTATGCAAACACTAATCCATATTCTGGAAGAGGAATATCTCAAAATATTGACTTTTTAAGACCTGTTGTATTTTCAAAGCAAAGGGTTGATTTTGTTATTGACGGTGTAAATGTTGGAAAGGATAGGAATTGGTATGAGCCAACAATTTATCCATCTACAACTGTTATACAAGATATTGGAATTGGTAATAGTGAAATTTATGTAGAATCCTTAAAAACATTCTTTGACAATGATGCGGAAAATATTTCCAATAAAGATAAATTTGCAATTAAAATTGTTGAACAAACACCTCTTAAGGGTGCAATAGCTACTTGCCAAGTTTCTTCTGGAAGTATTTCTTCTATTGATTTAATTGATGGTGGATATGGTTATAAAGAACAACCTAAAGTATTGATTGAAAATTCTCCAATTTCTTCTGGAATTGCATATACTATGTCTTTAGTTTCAATAGTTGATGAATCTGGTATTTCTACTACAGGATTAACTAGTTCTATCTTAGGAGAAACCATTATTGGTGCTGAAAGTCAATCTACAGCAGTTCTTTCTGGAATATCAACGATAGATCCTATTATTTCATACATTCCTACCACCCCAATTTCATTTATTGTTGGTGAAGAAGTTAGATTTGAAGAATCTGGATTAAATGCTGAAATTGGATCCCTATCAACAAACTCAAGTAATGCTATTGGAGTTGCAACTATCACTAATGGAGTTGTAACTAGTATTGATATCACTAATGCTGGATATGGATACACATATGGTCCAATTAAGAACTTAGAAGTTATTAGTAATGGTTCTGGTTACCCAGAAACTTTAAATCCATCAAATAGTTCTTTTTATAATGCAAGACTTAAGACAACAACGGGAATTGGTATTGGTGGAATAGTAGATATTATTCTTGAAATTGATCCAATTACTCTTAATTATGTTGTTGAATTTGATATTAAGCAAGGTGGAACTGATTATAAAGTTGGGGATATTCTAAAAGTGGGGACTTTTGATAATGTTGGAGTTGGATTGACCTATAGAAACAAAGTTCTTGAAACTCCCATAGAATTTAGAGTTACTGAAATACAAGAACCTTTAGTTATCATTGAACCACCAACATCTGAAGTTGAAATAATTAAAAATGTATCATTTAAAGGAGATTTTGGTTTTGTTGTTGGTATTGGAACTACAACTGTTGGTATTTCAAGCAATGCATTAATTTTTGATCTTTATATTCCCCAAGATTCATATCTCAGGAATTCAATTGTGATCGGAGATACTGTTGTTGGATCTGCAATTACAATAAGTCAATTGGATGATGGTGATTATTTTGTAATAAGTGATTCAAATATCGGTTCTGGGGTTACTTCCCTAAGAAATGATGGTTCAATTATTGGAATTTCTACTTCAGGTGATAAGATAAACAATGTTTATCAAGTATACTCCAGTGAAATTTTACGATTAGATATCGCAACTAGTGGAATAAGAACCTCATATATCAATAGAGTGGTATCTTTTGTCCAATCTTTTGATTCGGATATTATTAATATTTCTTCTTATGATCAAATATATGCAAATTATAGTTGGGGTAAGATAGAAAATCTTTCTGATAGAATCACTCCTAAGGAATTTAAAACATATCAAGACCAAACATCCGGAATTGGATCAAATCCAATAATTCAGAGATTTAACAGTCTAAAATATGTTGGATATAGCACAGTATTATAAATTTACAATATAAATAATCAAAAAAATAAAAAATGTCAGCAATTATAACTGATCAACTTAGAATATCTAATGCATTGAGTTTTTTGGATAAAGTCAACAATCCATCAAATTCATACTATGTTTTTCTAGGATTGTCAAATCCAACAGAATATCTCAGTACATGGGAGTATCTTCCCCCATTTCAACGTGATAATTTTGACGAAGAAAATAAGTGCTGGGACACAATGTTTTCTTTGAAAAAAATCTCTTCTAGTGACGTTTCACCCGTTGTTAGAAGAATAAATTGGGAATCTGGAAGAATATATGACATGTATCGTCATGATGTTAGTATCGATAAAAGATCTAATCAGACTCAATCCACATCATTATATTCTTCCGATTATTATGTTGTGACAAGCGATTATAGGGTGTATATTTGTCTACAGAATGGAACTTCACCAGAATCTTTAACTGGTAACCCTTCTTTGGACGAACCAACCTTTACTGACCTCGAACCGAGAGCAGCAGGAACTAGTGGCGATGGGTATATTTGGAAATACTTATATACAATTAGACCAAACGAAATTATTAAATTTGATAGCACCAATTTTATTCCTGTACCTAAAAATTGGACAACTAATCAGGAAAATGCCGCAGTAAGACTAAATGCTGCTTCAAGTGGGCAAATAAAAATTATCAATATCCTTGAAAGGGGATCTAATTTGGGCGCTCCTGGTCTTTATCAAAACGTCCCTATACGAGGTGATGGACAAGGTGCAACAGCTACAATTGTTGTTGGTAGTGACAATACTGTAGATAAGATTTTTGTATCAAACGGAGGATCTGGTTATACCTTCGGAACTATTGATTTGGAAAATTCTGGTCTATTTCTAGTAGACCCACCAAAATTTGATGTAATAATTCCACCAAAAGGTGGTCATGGTGCGAACATTTATAGAGAATTAGGTTCTACTAATATTTTATTATATTCTAGAATTGAAAATGATATCGGTGATCCAGATTTTATTGTTGGAAATAAAATTGCAAGAATTGGAATTGTTGAAAATCCAGAAGCATTTGATTCCACATCAGTATTATCAATACAAAAGGCAAGTTCTGTATATGCATTAAAGTTGAAAGAACCTGGAGCAAGTTCTGCAGTAATTCCCGCAAATACAACATTTACCCAGACAATAACTGGAGTTGGAACTGCTGTTGGAAGGGCAGTTTCTTATGATAATGAAACTGGAGTTTTAAAATATTGGCAAGATAGATCTTTATATGGATATACAAAAACTGGAATAACAACCAATGCTCCTTATGGATTTGTGCAAAATAAATTTGTTGAGGGGACAATTAATGTAGACGCTAATACCATTGAAATCGATAGTGGATTTAGTGGTATATCTACTGTAATAAATAGTGGTACAGTTTATCTCGGGCAAAATTTTACTAATGGTCTATCAAATCCTGAGGTAAAAAAATATACCGGAAATATAATTTATGTTGATAATAGACCATCTATAACAAGGTCTGCAAATCAGAAAGAAGATATTAAAGTCATTTTGCAATTCTAACCTATCATGCCACAAGAAACCAACCTTAACGTATCTCCTTATTTTGATGATTTTGACGATAAAAAGAATTTTTATAAGGTTTTATTTAAGCCAGGATATCCTGTTCAAGCAAGAGAATTAACAACTTTACAGTCAATTCTCCAGAATCAAATTGAAAAGTTTGGTTCTCATATCTTTAAAGAAGGATCTCCTGTTCTTGGCGGCAATGTAGTTTATGACAACTATTATGAAGGTATTCAGGTTGAGCCAAGTTATTTGGGTCTTTCCGTTGAATCATACCTTGGAGATCTTATTGGAAAATATGTAATAGGACAAGATTCTAAGGTTAAAGCAAGAGTTGAGTATATTCTTTCATCTAATGATTCTCCAACTAAAAATACCATAGTTTATGTTTCCTATAGNGACTCCAGTGTTGATAATATAAGACAGTTCAAAGATGGTGAAATAATTACTACNGAAGATTCTATCCCCTTTGTTGCAGGTGGTGTTACATCAATTCAAGCGGGGCAGGGTGTTTGTAAGACAATTTCTCAGAATTCTTCTGTTACTGGATCTTCTATTCATATTTCTTCTGGTGTTTATTTTATTAGAGGATATTTTGTAAATGTTGATGAAGAAACTTTACTATTAGATCCAACTTCTAATAATGTGAATTACAGTGTAGGATTAAAAATTTTTGAAGATGTTGTAACTTTTGATGATGATGAGACCCTTGCAGATAATTCTCAAGGATTTTCTAATTATGCAGCACCAGGTGCAGATAGATTTTCAATTAAAGTAAAATTAGCAAAATATTCTATTAATGAAAATCAAGATGAAGGATATCTAGAACTATTTAAAATCAGGGATGGAGTTCCTGATAAAGTTCAAAAAGATGCTGAATATAACCTTCTGGCAAATGAATTTGCTAGAAGAACATATGATGAGTCAGGAGATTACTATGTAACTCCATTTAAACTTACTGTTAATGAATCTTTAGATAATTTAAAGGGAAATAAGGGTATATTTAAAGAGGGGCAGCAGACTTACGGTAATAGAGCTGCAAGTGAGTCTTTAGGTGTTTATAAATTATCTCCAGGTAAAGCTTATATTAGAGGATTTGAAGTTGACGTTCCAAATCCAACTTTTATTGATTTTAATAAGCCAAGAGTAACAAAAACTTTAGTTAACCAGAGTTTAGTATATAATACTGGTTCTACGTTTACATTAAATAGAGTTCATGGAACTCCACCTTTAGGCATTTCAACTGACTATACATTAAGCTTCAGATCAGATAGAGTGGGTGCGGATGAAAATGCTGCTCCAGGTAAAGAAATTGGAATTGCAAGGGTTTATGATTTTGCTTTAGAATCTGGATCATATAATCCACTAAGCCAGAATATAAATGAATGGGATATAACACTATTTGATGTTCAACCATATACTGAGATTACTCTTAACGATCCAATAAGTTTAGAAGTACCAACTTTTATTAAAGGAAGTTCTAGTGGAGCAACTGCTTTCCTTAAAAATACTATAGTTAATTCGGGAATTCTTACCGCATATAATGTAAATGGTAGATTTTTAAAGGGTGAAAGATTAAGCTTTGACAGTATTCAAAATAATAGAATTATTACATCATTTAAAACATATGATATTGGTGATTTTAAATCCGTATACGGAATTGTAGGAACCGGTTCAACATTTACTGCTGATATTGTCCAGAAGCAAAAATCTTTTGTAGGTCCAGTAAATATATCCAGTTATAGTTCCGGAATTAGCACTGTAACTAGTTCTAGTTTTATTTTTAATAAAGTTGCTTTAGAAAATGATATAATTTCATTTTCAACACCAGGGCAAGAAGAGCCAACTTATGCAAAAATTGTTAATGTATCTGAAAAAAGTATTACAATCACTCAGATTACTCCAGTATCTGATGTATGCGTTAGTACACTGCCCGCATCAACATTAAACGTTTCTGATTTTAAAATTTTAACATCATCATTACAATCATCAACAGATAATACACTTTATACAGTTTTCCCCCATAACAAAATTGCTTCAACTAATTTAGAAAATTCTGAAATTATTATTAGAAGACAGAAACAGATTAGCATTTCAAGCAACACTTCTGAAGTTCTTATCTTGGAAGATGATGAAAGGTTCATGACATATGATGAGGAAAGATATGCTATCATTTATTCTAATGGAAATACTGAACCATTAAGAGAAGATCAATTCTTTATTACTCTTGGTGGACAAAGTCTTAGAATTAATGGTTTATCTTTATCAAGTGGGACCGCTACTTTAACTTATACAATTAAAAAGTTAAATGTAAGTGCAAAAGTTAAAACTAGGAATAGAGTTAATAATATTATTGTAGATAAATCAAAATATAATTTTTCTGGAGTTGGTCAAACCACAATTAATGATGGATTGACATTTGGTAATTATCCATATGGAACAAGAGTTCACGATGAAGATGTATGTTTAAATTATCCAGATGTTGTAAAATTATTAGGAGTATTTGAAACTAATAGTGCTACTGCTACACCAACACTCCCTTCTGTTACAATGAGTCTATCTGATGTAACAACATCAAGTATGATTCTAGGTGAAGAAATTCTCGGAGAAAAGAGTAACTGCGTTGCAATTTTAGTTGAAAGAATTAACAGTAATACAGTTAGTTACATTACTTTAAATTCTTCTAGTTTTTCTACAGGAGAAACTTTGAAATTTAAAGAATCTGGAATAATTGCATCTATTAATTCTTTAAATTCAGGAAATTGTAAGGATATAACTGATAGTTATACTTTAGATAATGGGCAAAGAGACACATTTTATGATTATGGTAGAATTGTTAGAAAATCAACTGCGAGAGAACCTCGTAAAAAGTTAAAAATTGTTTTTGAGTCTACTGATTTTTCACCATCAGATCCAGGAAGCTTTGTAACTGTAGATTCTTATAAGCAATTTGATTATTGTGATATTCCTTCTCTAAACAACCTGAAAAACTATAATATTTTAGATTTAAGACCAAGAGTATCAAATTATACTGTTTCTTTGAATGCAAGATCTCCTTTCGAGTCGTTATCTAATAATTTCACAAACGTTTATAATCAAAATCTACCTATTTTAGCGTCTGATGAGGATATTATCCTCGATTATTCTTATTACTTACCTAGAATTGATAAAATTATTTTATCTAAGGAAGGTAATTTTCAACTATTGATTGGAGATCCTTCTGAGAACCCCAAAGCACCTCTGAATTTAACAGATTCATTGGATATTGCTACTGTTACACTCCCAGCATACTTATGTTCTTATGAAAGTGTTGGCATTGATTTGTCGCACCATAAGCGTTATAGAATGAGTGATATTAAAAAACTTGAGGATAGGATTAAAAATCTTGAGTTTTATACCACACTATCTTTACTTGAAACTGAAACTGCAAACTTTACAATTAAAGATTCAAATGGTTTAGATAGATTTAAATCTGGATTCTTTGTAGATAATTTCACAACATTAATATCACAAAAAACAACTCAGGTTACTAAGAACTCAATTGACATTGAAAATTCTCAATTAAGACCATCGGTTTATACAACTTCTATTGATTTAATTCTTGGGCATACTGATGCTGCCGGTAATATTAATTTCAATAATGAGGATTTTGACTATAAGTCAAATCAATCTATTATTGGAAATAATGTTAGAAAATCTGTCGGAACTGTTGGTAAAGGAGTTCTGACTTTAGATTATTCTGAGACTGAAGAAATTATACAACCATATGCAACAAGAGTTGAAAATGTAACTCCATACTTAGTAACATTTTATGGTGGTATTGCAGATATTAACCCATCTTCCGATATTTGGTTAGATCCTGTTGTTCTAGATCCTATTAATCTAGGAATTAGAGAAGAGATAAGAACTATTGATGTTGAATTAGAATCTACTCCAGATAACAATAGTGGATGGGCACCAATGATTTTTGGTGCTTGGGAGACTTCTTGGACCAGCACTTCTGCACCTAGAGAGGTATCTAGAGGGCAAAAATATGAATTAGACGGGAAGTGGTATCAAGATGTTGTTTATGCGACTGATAAAAACGGAACTTCTACCAGAACTGGGTCTTCAAATCGAATTACTTTCACTGATACTTCAGTATCTTATGGATCTAATGTTGTAACAGTAGATATTGCAACATATTGTCGTGCAAGAAATCTTGAAATAATTTCAAGGAAGTTAAAGCCATATACAGAAATGTATGCTTTCTTTGATGGGCAAGACGTAAGCCGCTTTATGGTTCCAAAACTCATTGAAATCCAAATGGAGTCTGGAGTATTCAGAATTGGTGAAACAGTTGAAACAGATACTAGTTCTTC